TGGTTTCTCTAACGTTACTTGCACATTGCAAGACTGGAACGCCGCTGAGTATAGCGATATTTTGAGCCGAGCTAAAGTGAATTTTGATGAGCGTCACGATCTTGTTCCAGTTTTAGGTAACGCTATTGGCCGCCATCAAGACCAATTGGTATTAGATGCTTTGAACGCCGCAAGCGGTACTGGCACAGTATCTAACGATATCGGTGGTTCTGACACAAACATGAACGTTGCTAAACTACGTGAAGCAAAGCGTCTTTTAGACCGTGCTAACGTACCGCCAGAAGGCCGTCACATTATCCTTCACGCATCAGGTTTGGCATCATTGTTGTCTGAAACAGCTGTAACTAGCTCAGACTTCAACACAGTTAAGGCTTTGGTTGCTGGTGAAATCAACACATTCTTAGGTTTCACATTCCATATCCTTGGTGACCGTTCTGAAGGTGGTTTGGCAATTGATGGTTCTTTGGATCGTACTTGCTTTGCTTTCCACAAAGACGCTATCGGTTACGCTGAAGGTATCGCTCCTCGCACAGAAATCAACTACATCCCAGAGAAAACTTCATTCCTAGTGAACGCAGTATTCTCAGCTGGTGCAGTTGCTATTGATGCTGAGGGTATCGTTAAAATCACAGCTCGTGAAACAGCTTAATTAGGAGATTAATATGCCTTATTCAGAAACTGGTTTTACAACCATTGGAGCCTCTAAGGCTGGTAATGCACCATCAATCTACGCATACTCAACAACTGATGCGATTGCTGATGTAAATACTACTGGTTACTTTAACTCACTATCAACAATCCTTAAGGTTGGTGATTTGATTTATTGCGTAACCTCAACTGGTTCTACTGCCGTTGCTACTTTGGTTTACGTTCTTTCTAACACCTCTGCTGGTGTTGTTGACGTAACTGACGGTACAACTTTGGCCGCAACTGATGGCGATTAATATTTAATTAATTAGCTAGTCAAATGGGCTACTATCTGTTAAAACAGGGGTAGCCCATTCTTACATTGGAGATTTAGATGGCCGCTGGTGATACCGCCTTATCAATATGTTCTGATGCCCTTCTGATGTTAGGCGCAAAGCCTATCTCATCCTTTAACGAGGGAACTGATGAGGCATCTGTGGCTAACCGTCTATACCCAGATATCCGTAACCAAACGTTGGTTATGTATCCTTGGTCATTTACCTTTAAAAAGCTCAAATTGGCACGGTTAATTACAACCCCTACCAATGAGTTCAAATACGAATATCAACTCCCTGGAGACCGTTTATCAGCTCCTAGGGCTGTTTACGATACATCCGCTACTAACATTCCTCCAATCAAAGACTATCGCATTATGGGCGATAAGATTCTTTGTGATTACGAAGAAGTGTGGATTGATTACCAATACTCTGTACCTGAGTTCGCTATGCCTACTTATTTCGTACAGTTCTTAAAATACATGATGGCATGGCACTTAGCCCTACCTATTACGGATCAAACTGAGAAAGCTCAATATTGGCAAGGTGTTGCCGTAGGTGGCCCAGCTGAGAATGGTCGTGGTGGCTCATTGCGTCAGGCTATGAATATTGATGGACAGGGACAGCCTACCAACGCTATTAATGACTTCTCATTAATTTCTGTGAGGTATTAATGGCTCGCTTTGTAAGCATCCAAACTAACTTCTCTACAGGTGAGCTTGATCCATTACTACGTGCTAGGGTGGATTTACAGGCTTATAGCAACGCCTTAGAGGAGGCCACTAACGTAGTCTGCCAACCTCAGGGTGGCATTAGACGCAGACCAGGGCTAAAGTATATTACTGCCCTACCAGCAAGCGGAACTGAGTCAGCTGGTAATGGTGTGCGTTTGGTTGAGTTTGAGTTTAGTACAACTGATAGTTATATGTTGTGCTTTACTCATAACCGTATGTATATCTTCAAGAATGAAGTATTGATTACTAACATCAATGGTTCTGGTAACCCTTACCTAAGCACGTCAGGTGTTGGTATTACTAGCTCAATTCTAGGCGCAATGTGCTGGACTCAATCTGCTGATACTTTGATTGTGGTTCACAGAGACTTGCCGCCAGTTCGTATTGTTCGTGGTGCCAATGATGCTACATGGACTGCCTCAGCTATTACCTTTGATGCAATCCCTAAGTATGCTTACACCCCAGCATTTAGCAACCCAGCTGGCACATTGACTCCATCAGCCGTATCAGGCAAGGTGACTTTGACTGCATCAACTGGCACACCTTTCTCATCTGCTAGTGTTGGTCAATACATTAATGCAACTCCACAAGGTCGTGCCAAGATTGTTAAGTTCACATCTGCTACTGTGGTTGATGCGATTACTGAGTTTCCATTCTTTAATACAACTGCCATAGCTAACGGCTCTTGGGAGCTAGAAAGTGGATATGAATCTGTTTGGTCTAGCACAAGGGGTTGGCCTCGCTCTGTTACTTTCCATGAAGGTCGTTTGTATTTTGGTGGGTCTAAGTCTCGCCCTTCTACTTTATGGGGTTCTAAGGTTGGTTTGTTCTTTGACTTTGAGGCTACCGAAGGTTTGGATGATGATGCCGTGGAGGCAACGCTAGATACTAATACATTCAACGCTGTAGTGGATATCATCTCTGGTCGTGACTTACAGATATTTACAACTGGTGGTGAGTTCTATGTGCCACAGTCAGGCTTGGATCCTATCACTCCTACAAACTTCTTTGTTAAGACTGCCTCTCGTAACGGCATCAAAGAGGGTATCCGTATTCAGCAGTTGGAGTCTGGCACATTGTTTGTGCAAAGACAGGGTAAGTCATTGAACGAGTTTGCCTATACAGATACGCAAGCTACGTATGTTACTGCCAAGATATCCTTGTTGGCTGGACACCTAATGAAGAACCCTACTCGTATTGCGTTGCGTAGATCCGTAGCGACAGACGAGAACGATTTACTATTAATGACCAATGGTGATGACGGCTCTATGGCTGTATTCTCATTGTTAAGAGCGCAGAACGTTATTGCTCCATCTGAGTTCACTACGGTGGATGGACAATTTATTGACGTTGGCGTGGACATTGACACGATTTATGCGGTGGTTAAGCGTAACGTCAATGGTGCAGATGTTTACTATGTTGAGTATTTTGATGAGTCAGCATTGACAGATTCAAGCAAAACTGGTGGTGGTGCCTCATCTGTATCCATGTCTCATCTAGTATCTGAATCAGTCAACGTTATTTTGGATGGCGCAGTACAAGCTAACCAAACTGTGCCAGGTGGTGGCACGGTTACTTTCCCAAGAACTGCATCAACTTCTTATCAAGTTGGCTTGCCGATTACAGTCAAAGCTGTGACAATGCCAGTAGATTTGAAGTTGCAGACTGGCACAAGAATTGGATTTAAAAAGCGTATCGTTGAGGTTAATGCGATTGTGGCTGAAACTCAGTATATGAAGATTAATGGTACTGAGATTCCATTCCGTCAGTTTGGCTCTATCCTAGATGATGCGGTTGCGGAGTACACAGGCACTAAGACTTTGCACGGTATCTTAGGATACTCGCAAGAGGCAAAGATTACTATTGAACAAGATGTACCTCTAAAAATGACATTGTTAGGTTTAGAGTACAAAGTAGCAACTCATCAGGGGACTTAATATGCAAGCAGTAGCTATAGCCGCCACAGTTGTATCAGCTTACGGATCAATCCAAGAGGGTAAGGCAAAGCGTGATTATTACAATATGCAAGCCGCCCAAACTCGTGTAGCGTCAGAGCGTGAGGCAATTAAATATCAATTCCAAGCTAACCAAATATTGCAACGAGTAAATAGTGCAAACGCCTCTGTGATTGCTCGTGGATTTGCTGGTGGCACTCAAGGCTTTGAGGGATCTGCTGGATTAATACAAGCTGTCAACAATACTCGTGGCGGTAAAGAGTTTGCTTTTGCTTTAGGTAATAGCGATGCTGTCCGTATAGGTGGTTTAATCCAAGGGACTTTGTTTGAGTCTGCTGGTAAGACTGCTGAAAGAGCTGGTTACTTTGATGCGGCTGGTAAGTTAGGTATGGCCGCTATGAGTTCAAGCAAGATTGGTGGTGCGCCAAGCCAAGCTCCAGTTACAGATAAGTCAACTCCATTTAATCCGTTTGCTTAAGTTTCTGAAAGTTTAAAATGGCTGAACTCCCACGTTACCAACAAACAGGCTTATTACCAGCTGATACAACTCGCTTAGATTTTGCTAACATTAAAGAAAGCATTGGTTTAAGTAAAGGTATTAGCTCGTCTTTAGACCGTTTATCTAACTTTGCTTTTAAAGAGGCTGGTGAACAAGCTCAACGTGAGGGTATGCAATGGGCGGCTGAAAACCAACCAGGTGTTGAGCAAGTTATGGCGGCTCTTGAAAGTGGTAAGTCTCCAGCAGAGTTGTTCTCTAAGCCAGGCACAATGTTTGGTGATGCGGCTCGTAAGGTTCAAGCGGCTCAGTTACGTGTTGAATTGGAGGCTCGTGGCCGCCAAGACTTGGCTAAGTTAAGTGCCGCTATTGAGGCTGGCCCAGTTGACATCAAAGAGGTTACGACTCGCATCAAAGGTCTGACAGATGGATACGGCAAAGCATTGGCTAGCATTGACCCTGAGGAGTCTTTGAAATTCCGTGCATCTATAGGTACTGCTGGTAATGCCGTTTACACAAAGGCTACTGAACGTGCCGCTAAGATGTATAGCGAACAGTTAAAGGTATTGGCTAAGGATTCTTTGGCAAGCACCTCTGGCATCTTGAATGACACTATTTCAAGTGAGGCTGATCCAGCAATGCTATTGCAACGTGTAAGGATTGAGCGTCAGCGTGTAATGGATATTGCGACACAGGTTGGTGATGTGCAGTTCTTTGAACGCACCATGAAAGACTTTGACCAAAAGTTGGTTGACTCTATGGTTGAGCATCTTGGTAAGCCTGAGGTATCTAAAAACCCAGCTGAAGTATTCTCAAGACTTCAAACTGGTAATGTTGGTAAGTTATCAGAGATATATAAAACACTTAACAAGAATGATGTTATCGCTGGATACATGAAACGTGTGTCTGACAATAAGAACATTTTAGAGGCTAATAGGTCAGTTGAAAGATTGCAGAACGAAGGTACTGTTAATAATCTATTGATTGAATACTACAACCCAAATACATCACAAGTTCGTAAGCGTGACATTGACTTGAACATTGCTCGCATGAATGTATTGTCCGTTGACCAGATGGAAAGGTTCTTAAATCCAGATGTCAAGGATGGTGATCCAGTAGCCTACTCTAACTTGCAGC